ATTCCTATAATAAAAAAATAATTGTCGGTTCCCCAACGTCTGTGAGTTAGTTATAACTATCTGCCTATTAGTCACCTCTAACCACACTTATAAACAACATTCAATGCATAACGTCTGTTATATAACGAGGTATCAACTCAACTGTCAGTAGAAAAATTTGTTCCAAAACTCAACTAACAGTATCTTCACATCATCCGCCGAATGTGCTATTATATACGTGTAAAGAGGAAGGAAACCTCACAAACCAGAAAGGGAATTTTTTATGAAGACCGTGAAAATCTCCGCCGATGCTTACACCCGTCTGAAGCTCGAGCGTATCTATGACACTCGCTCCTATCGCTACATTGTTGATGAGGACAAGGTTTACCGCATTGCCATTGATGCTCTTGACACGTCCTCCGCTTTGGCTGACGCAAGCGACATTAACCCGCACGGCTGGGAGCGCGTTTATCTGCGTCTGTCTAATGGGGAGGTCAAGGAATATGTCTGATTTCCGGGTTTTAGCGGTACAGTATCTCCGGGCTCAAACACTCACCCAAATAACAGATTTAGCCCGCCGAAGTTACAAGGGTGTTACCCATGAAGAACGCGAAGCTCTAATTGCCATCGCACGGGTTATCACTCGTGAAATTATAGCAAAGAGGCAAGAAGCCCGCAGGAAGGCCGTGCATGATGAAACAGGCAAAGCTAACTCGTGAGCAAATCGCCGACTTGTACCGCAAGGGTTACACATTTACAAAATCTTACTATTATTGGACAGCATGTGAGGATGCCAACATAGCAAATCGCATAACTCGTGCGGAATTCATGGCGCGTTCCATCGCAGAACCGCTTCTTGGCGTTGAACAAGTCCGGATTTATGAGAGATTATATAAAGGGAGGAAGCCAGATGCACGCTAATTACTTACTCGCTTGTTACGACGCGGACGGAAAGGAATTGTTTGTTTGTTGCGACGGGAAAACCCGTTACCAGTTTTTCACACGCAAAGCAGCTGCGAAAGCGCTTGAAAAAGCAATTGAATGCATTTCCGCGGTGCAGTGCGCAAAGCTCTATCGTCGCCGCCGTACCGGTGGTTATCGCTGGGTTGCTACACGTTTTCGCGGAGGGGCACATCTTGCGGCATGGGGTGAATAAAGGGAGGGCATGCCCTCCCTTTATTGTTACACGCCAACCGCTATCCAGTCTACTGCGAACTGCTCATGCGTCGATGTGCCGGAAAGCCTGATTTTAGCCGAACTTGTAGTTTTAGCAAAAATTAACTGGCTCCTTGTTACACTATCTGCTACTGCGCCCGTGTTGGCAAAAGTCGCAACCACAGTCGGGATTTCGGTAAATCCTGCCGACTGATAATCAATAATGGAGTCTTGGTCTTGGTACGCCAGCACATGCCCAGTTGCGATTTTTGGCATATTCTGGAATTTGGCAATAGCTGTTTCCAAATCGGATAAGCGCGAATTGATAGAGGCTTTATCCGTCGGATAGTCCGATGTACCATTAATAGCGGACCGATTATTCCAGCTCCAATTAAAGGCAGGGTTGATTCTGAGCGCCATTGGCACATTTTCCGACCAAACGCCGATGGTATCCCACAGCGTATTATATTTCGATTCTGCGGGTTTCGTGCCGATTTTTTCCAGCGCCGATGAAGCGGTGGAAGCTGCCGTTGTTGCGGTTGACTTGGCAATAGCGGCGTTGTTGTCCGCCGTTTCCGCCTTGGTGTACGCCTCCTGCACTTCGGCTTCTACGTTACCTAATTCAGTAGCAAGTTGTCCAGTTTTTTCATCTACATACGACGTTGTTGCATATTGTTCGCCGCTGTCATTTCCTGCCACAAATACAAATGTTCGCACGCGGATGCGCATATAATCAGCTGTGTTTTCACCCTTGGAATTAGCTTCAATTTCATAATGATTGTATTTTGCACCAGTTTCAGTAATAAGCGGTGAACATAACAAAATAATGTTATCAGAATTTCCAACATCCGTTACAACTGCCGTTTCGCGCTCAGCAATTGCGAAGTCGAACTCAGGCACAGTCGAAGAAGGTCTGAAGCGCGTTCCTCTTGCCGTATTTGCCGGAATGGAAATAACTGTTGTGCTGTTTTGCTTGACCAGCGAACCGGGTCTAAGCGCCCCCTCAATTGTGTTTAGACGCGCCTGAATAGTTCCTTTGGTAATATCATACATGCCATCAGTTCCAGCAATAGAACGATGATTTTCTTTTCCCTCCGCTTGCACTTGAAGCAATTTACTGCCGATTGCCTGTGTAGCGCCATATTCTCCAATGGTGCTCCAAATGCTGCCAAAATTTGGCACTGAAGGCTTTACGCCAATGTTTTTTTCCGCTTCCACCATTCGACCGTTTAGACCGCTGATGCTTGTCGTGTGTGCTGTAATCTGATTTTGGAGCTCTTGGTCTGCGGTTGTTCGCGCGGAACGTTCGCCGCTGATTTTTTCGTCAAGCGCAGCATCTTGTTCGTCAACATATTCTTTGCTTACATTGCCGCTTTTTTCCAGCGTATCAACTCTACCATCAAGTTCTTTGATTGATTTATAAGCCCAATCAAGATTCTGTTCGTGAAAATTCGTAAAGGGAAATTGCTCCCAAATACCCATATATTTACACCTCCTATTAATACACCCAAATTAAAAACCGCTTTTGAAAATCCCGAATAACTGCATCATAGAAATTGAACATTGCAACGCGCCGTTCACTTTCCAGCATTTTCTGTGTTGTGGTTACGCCGATGTTACCATGAATACGCCCTTTTCGAGTTCCTGTGCTTGTTCCCGTTCCGGCACTATCGCTTGTGTCCGCGCTGGTGCTTGCGCTGGTGCTTGCGCTATTGTCCGCAGGGTTTTGCAAATCATTGTAACCGTAAACCTGTTCTTTTGTTGAGCCGCTGGAAGTGTTGTTTGCGGAATTTGTATATCGTGAATTGTTTATGGTGCTTTCCTGCCATTCTTCAATTCTGTCATAATTTTCTATCGGATTATATTCCGCCGTTAGCGTTGCGGTAAGGTGTTCCCAGCTATATTGCGAGATGCTCGACCACACCCGAATTAGCGTTTTAAGTAAAGGTGGGGACGAATAAAGAACGGGCATTTCTCCGCACTGCATCAATAGCGAATCAACGAAATCTTGCACCGATATATTAGAGGGAAATTCCACGCCGTCAAAGATGGAAGGGTCAAAATTATACATTGTCGCCAGCATCACGCTCAATCTTATCACCTCCATTTATGTCATGGTCAATCGGGTAACGTCTTTCACAGGTGATTGTCACGCCGAACGCGCTCTGAACCTTGCGGATGCAATCCTGTATGGTGTCAAACCATTGTGCAACGATTGTGTCGGTTTCAACGTCGTTCCGTTCCGCTTCAGCTGTAATCAACCGTTCTTTTTTGTCGGTGTTACAAGTCGGGATTCCTACGCGGGTGTCAAATTCTGCTTCAATTTGCCTCATGTTGGAAAGAATTCTGTCCGCAATATAGTTCTGTCCCACGTTCTGTGCGAATGGCGCCCACGAGGGGGATCCATCATCGTTAAAAAGGGCTTTATCCACCCATACCGCTAATTCTCCAGATGTTACCCTGTCCATCAATTCTTTGCCAGTTTGTGCGGCATTTTTAGAACTGCACGCAAACACATAGGAAAGTTTAGAATTCATAATGTTCATTGCGAGCGATTCAACGGATGTTGCAAGTAAGTCCGCGTAATAATTAACAATGTCTAACGCGCCGTGATAATCGCGTTGCAACCGGAAAAGAACGCAATCCTTATCAATTTGCAAGCGCATCGGTGGCAAAAGGGGATTTGCAATCATCACGGTTGTCGGTTGATAGAAAACATTGTATCCATACAATGCGCCAGCCTGCGGAATTACACCGTAACGCTTGCTGTTAAAAATCGCCACGCTTCCCCATGCATATAAACATCCGAGAAAATACGTATCGCTCCAACCTTCAGGCAAGCTCCATTTGAATTGACTTGTTAGTTTCTGGAATAAATAGCGCTGGTAGTATTGGAAAAGCGCCGTATTTTTGGTATGGCAAGTAGAGGGGGAAATACTCGACTCATAGGCATTAATACGGTTGTAATCAAAGGGGGGATTATTCACCGGTTTCCGCCTCCTCTATATAAAATCCTGATTGCATATAGCGTGTTAGTTCATCGCGTTCTTCTCCGTAACAATTAGTTACCGCCGACGTATCGGGATTATTTATAAGCGTATATCCTGATAAGTTTTCCAAATTAACTGTTGCGCAAAGAGGTCGCCCATTTATTTTGGCATTTTGTTCAGCAGTATATGTATATACAACATCTACATATTGCGGCATTGCGTATTTTGCAATAGAAGCGTTTGCTGAAAATGAGGATACAGAGCCAAAACCATCTGACACCGAGGTTGCTATATTATTAATACTATCAGATACACTATTTAACGCTTTTGCATCCCCCAGAATCGCGGCACCGACGCCGCCTACACCAGCCGCGACACTTCCAGCTATTGAAATAACATCTTGCCCATATCCAGTTTGCGCTAATTGAATATCAACTCCAAATTGTGACTCCCGAACTCCTAACACATGATATTTGTTAGCCTCTGCGCCGCACAAATAATAAGCGATTGACCCTCCCGTTGTAAAATCTATATATGCCCTGATTGTTATATTTTCGCCATATTTAGTTAGCGACGTTGTGTCTACCTGAAAATAACCCCATGGGGCAAGATTGATTGCTATTTGCCTATACGGATAGCAATTTTTCCATTCATCCTGTTTAATATATCCAGTGCCGCAGTAAAAAGATTTTGTTGTAACGGTGGATGAAGATAACAGGCGCGCGGATGTGCCCGCCAATTCCCAACCTGAAACCTTAACAGTTGTTAAAGTATCTAATGTCGGTGGCTTTATAGGATACCATCTGCAAGATACGATATATTGAAAAGGATTTACAATAGCTTTTAACAGTTCCGCCGAAATTTCTGCAACATTTACACCCATATAACTATAATCAGTTAGTAACTTACTTCTAAAATATGTAAATTGTGTTTGTGACATAACATAGTACGATACAGCACCAACTGCGGTAGCTTCCGCGCCGATGATACCTACAACATACCATCCCTCGGACATAACTGATACATAGCCAGTTCCATCTATTTCATAGGTTTGTTTTTCCCCTTTTGCCAAAATTGGCAAAGAAGTATCTATAATGCGTGAATTATACTTGCTTGCAGACCTGATAACATATTGCGTTGACTTCTTCAACCGCCCCCAAAAAGACGCTAATACATCCGTACGCAATTCAAAAAAGACTCTGTTTCGCTCAAACGTTACATTTTCCACGAAATATGAGCGCTCAAACAATGGAATAAACACATAATTCACGCTTTGCGGTCTGTACCGGTTATTTGACCATATTAAACTTATAACAGGATTTTGTACATTTGTATTATCCTTCAATACAACATCATATTTTAGGCTATCTTCATAAGATGTTACCGATGGATTGTAGGTCGAATTTCTGCGTTTCCCGACATTGGTAAACCATGCTTCCATTCTTTTCATCTCCATTTATTAGCCGCTTTGCAAATAAACCAAATAGGCAAGCTATTCAGATTGATTTTTTGTAATTTATCATACCAATAATTAGCCCATTGAATACGATATTTGCTCGTCGCTTCCCAATCCGTGATTGCAGGGCGCTCATAGCATAGACAAAAACTCTTTGTCAACTGCTCAATATCTGTACTATCAGTAAAGTAAAAATCTTGGAAATCGGGATATATTGTGCCGCCCTCCCATTGATAGTTATGCTCTACCTCGTACATAATGCGCGCTATCTGGATGCTTCCGTTATACCAACAATCGAGCCCCGAATAGGCGCCATTTGTTCCAAATATTTCAAGCGCCCAATCTATATATTTGTCCGCGCCTGTCCATTGTACAAGCCCAAAACCGTATTTTTTCTCGGTATTTTGCTTGTAATTATTGGGGTCGGGACTCGGCGCATGTCCGCCTTGCCATATGGCGGGATTGAGTGTAGATTCCCGGCACATATTCCCCAGCATTGCCGCTATTTGTGGGACTTTCCATCCGTTTTTATACAGACCAGTTGCAATAAGTACGCCGTTTGTTTCGCTCGCTGTCTCATGGTCTTGATAGTCAAAATATGGGTCGTCGTATATACTATAATACCACTCCTGCGGCAACCGAAACGGCTTGTACCAATGGGGATAGCGGGTTGCTGTGCTGTCCACAGCAGGGACTATGTTGCTACCGGGCATCCTCTGTCTATCTCCTGCCATGTTGCGCCTCCTGCATTTTCTGGTAAAGTTATTTACCAACACATTTTGGAAAATCGCACAGAATCGCCTCAAAAGTAATAGCCCTGTATTTCTATGTTATTAACTTGGGCGCCTTATAGGGCCTGTTTTGTGCGAATACAGGGCTATTACTATTAAGTTAATCCATCAGAATAACAATACCCTTTTCAGTAAAGTCAATGGCGTGTCGCTCGTTGTACTTCCAGAAAATATTGTAATACTCGCCCTTTGCGTTTGGCGGAGTCACCCTCTGCCGCGTGAGAATCGGACTATAGCCGAATGCGTCACGGTCGCAAATAATCCCAAGCACGTTGCCCTGATTTACATCAGCCGTCGCCGTTGCAATAGTGCCGTCAGCATCGAGGTACTGAGGCTTTACAACATTGATTTTCTGAGGGTCGGTCATAATCTGCCAGTAATTGACATATTCAACATCGCCCGCCATGCGAAGGAAATTGTCATGGAAAGTGTCCGCGAGCGCCATCATGTTAGTTTGATGCATAAACATCGAGTTAAGATAAACACGCTGTGCGGACTTTGGGCTGTGCTGGAGGAATACGCCATCTGCACTATTGGTCTGATAAAGACTGGAATATTCTGTCAGCATATCGGACAAGTTAGCAAGACGGGAAAAAGCCCACTGTGTAAACGCTTTATAATTTGCGGGTTGCATAACGGTTGTAGCGGTTAGCTCAAGCCCTGTCAGCGTGTTATACTCTGTGAGCAGATGAATAACATCGGCTTTCTGTGCAATCTTGCCAGCGGCAAACCCGGCAACGGTTGCGCGCGCGGTTTCTTCGTGCGTCTTCTCAATTTTGTTATTCATATTGGTCAGAATCATCGAAATAAATGCACCGAAATCTTCTGCAGAATTGAACGCCGTGTTTAACTGCGTTTCAAAAATAGTTTTTTCGTATTCGTAGCTTTGCTGACCATAAAAGTTAAACTGCGCAACCTTTGGTTTATGAATCGTGTACTGGTCAACGCTTTCGCCGTCCGTCAAGTCGCAATAGGGATTATCTGTCAGGTCGTCAGGGTCGTCGATTGTCTTAATTTTCCTCACCCAGTTTCCCCACTGGTCGCCGGGAATCCGCATACCCTCAAACTTCGCTTTGTATGGGCGGCTGGAAAAAATTGTACGCGAAAGCATCTGCGAAATTGCGTTCATTACAGGGTCGGCGCCCGTTTTCAACGCCTTCTGTCCGAGCGTCAACAACTGCTTAGTGTCAAGCGCGGCTGTATCCTGCCCGGTTGCATCTTTAAGCACTGCTTTCAGCAGGGTGCTAATTTTATCAATAGTCAGCGTATTCGCCATATTTTAACACCTCCATCAGTTCGGGCGAATGATTTCCGACAAAACATCCTCCGCTGTCAACGGCTTGCTATTGTCAACCTGTGCATTCTGCAAATTGCCCTTCTGCACAATGCCGGTCAGGTTCGCAATTTGCTGGAAAACCTTGTCAAATTGCGCCTGTGTATTATCGGGTGCAGATGCCGGTGCAGATGCCGGTGCAGACGCCGGTGCAGATGCCGGTGCAGATGCCGGTGCAGATGCCGGTGCAGATGCAGGTGCATCAATCGTCATCAGCTTGCCGATTTGCTCCGCCGTAAATCCGGCTTTTGCCAGCGTCAAAATGTCAGATACATTCATTATTTGTTACCTCCATATTTGTTTACAAGCGTTACAAGTTCACCGTATAGCTTTGAATATAGTTCGTTCTCATCCGGCACAGGCGTGTTGACAACCTCAGACGCATAGTATAGGCAATTAGCCTTTGCGTGATGCGTCCACCGCTTTCTATTGTTAATTTTGTCCATCTGCACGCCGCCCTTCGTCGAGTGGATAACTTCTCCGTTTCCGATGTAGATGCCAACATGTGAGGCATTAACTCCATCGGTATAGCGCTTTGGCTCGTTTCCATCATGTTTTATGGTAAACACCCATTCTCCTACATCGACATTATCAAAATTGTCGGATTTATCATGCACAGCGTTGCGCCACATATCGTTTGAGCCTCGCCAGTCCTTTTTGATATTGGCATATTTTCTTAGACAGTATTCGACAAATGCTTGACAATCAAGTGTGGCGTATGGGATTCCGATTAGATTATTTTTGTCTGCGCTGATTTTTTCCGCCCATTCTACTGCAATCAATTATCATCACCGCCCAACTTATCAATGAGGTGCTGCATCACAATCGTATTATTATTGATAGCGTCTTTTAATTCTGCGGTTTCTTCCCGGTGCTGTTCGCGCTCTTTGTTCCAGAAATAGAAAAGCGCGCAAGTGCAAGCAATCGGAAACCCTACGTTTGTAATGAGCGTAACAATGTCGGAAAATTCCATACACCCTCCCATCCCCGGAAACACAAAATGGCAATAGGGGTCGAGGCATACGACTATGCCATGCTCACCCTTCCGGGGTTGTCGTTCGAGCTACCCTATTGCCGATTTTAATATAGCATAATTTTTTATATTTGTCAAGGCTTATTTAATTATGCCGAAATATTGACAGAAAACAATTTCGCAAGCAGGGGATTCACAATAAATTTTCCGCTCAATATATGCTATCATCAGATAGCGATAAAGCGTGCGAAATCGTAAACAATCATTTTCCGTAGTGCTGTATATCGGGCGCGTTCCTTGCCCGTGCGGGCTAATATAATATGTTCGATTGTTTTTGTGCCGATAAACTGTAATTTCACCACACGTTACAAGCGGCGTGTACTCTTTGAGGTTCGCGCTCATGGTTTGCAATACAGGTTTATCCAAAAAGCGATTTTCAAGCGACATATCTTTTATTTTATTATCTTTGAGTAGACGATAAAGCGCAGTTTCTCCCTTCTTCCTGCTGATAGGACTATTGCGCAAGTTTATCAGATACAATCCGCGCTCACCGTCTTTATATTCCTGTGTTTCCTGCTCCGCCATTTTATATGCAATCGTGATAAGCCCTAAACTTTGGAAAATCGGGTTTACAATGCTGTTACTATTGGCAAGGCATAAACACTTCACAGGGGGCTTACCTTGCAGCTCTCTATTTCTGTTTATTGTTTCATATGCATTAAAAAACGCATCCCCTTCATTTTTGATTCTGCGCTCATGCGATTCTGGAATAAATTCATCAAATATGATAATTTCAATATCATGCGCGGAAAAACCGCGAATATTTGATACACCAGATAAAGCCATTACATAGCCTGCCGGTGTGCTTTCCTCGTTGATATATACAGCCGTCGCTTCCTTGGAGACTTTATCCATTTCGAGAGACACGGACATATCATCGCATACGGGCGCAAAAGGTGACATTTCAGGCGCGCTAATAACATCCGCTTGTAGTTTCGTTCGTCTCATATAGATAAATTTCATTTTATGTTCAATCACATATTTAAGTGCGCCATAAGTTTTACCCGTACCTCTTGCGCCCGTCATGAGAATAAATGTATATTTTTGTTCTATGATTCTCGCCATGTCAACATAGCCATTTTTCAAAAATAGGTTATTCATACGCCCTCCTAAAAAATAAAGGCATGGTTCATCGCCATGCCTTTATATGCGTCACTCGAAAATCAACTCGCAGGAAGTATAGTTACGATTATTCTTGCTCCGAATCTGTGTAATCTGCACCTTGAAGCCTACATCGTTCATTCCTGCCGTGCCCAGATAATCAACAATGGCGAGAAGTCGTTCGCTGAACGCTCTGCCGTTCGTGATGTAGGGCACGCCGTCAACGATAATTCCGCAACGAGGCTTAAATTCACCGTTGCTGTCAACGGTTTCTGCAACCGCCCAGGCATCAACCCGAACGGTTTTCTTCATCAACTCCGACATAGGGTGCCCTTCGCGGGAAAGCGTCAGCTTGTACAGTTCCGCCGGGGAAATGCTCTGATTAGTCTTCGTGTTACTCATGGTGAAGCCCTCCTAAATATTTGTTCGGCGGTTATCGCCTAATAAGATTATAGCACATATTGCGGTCAGCGTCAACACTTATATAAGCGTTCTGCAATGCTTCGAGTAAGTCTGCGTATTTGTAGGTAATTCCCACCGCATACGTTGATGGGCGCAAGCATACGTTTCGGGTTACTGTTAAATCATGCCCATCCACGCTGATTTTCTTGTATACATGGTCATTGTAAACACTTTCAAGCCCTCCCGCTTTTCGGAAAACAAAACCGGGCGCGAATTTTATAAGCCCCCCGGCTTCTTCCAGTTCATCAGCGCCGCCCCACTCTACAATGTCGCCCGCAGCGTTTTTACTGGATTTTTTTCGTACACCAGCAATAGTTATATCTATATGCCCCTTTTCATCCTGTGACGCATATTTTTTCGCCCCCCATGTTAAAAACTGATAATATTCACCCTCTATTTCTGCAACCCCCATATAGTGCAATGTTCCGTGGGGGTCTGCGGCACAGGCTCCATGTTCAAGGGATGCCGTCTTGCATCTTTTATTGTAGGATTCATAGCTAATTGATTCTGATTTTATATATTTACAGCTATCCGTATCGGCATAAACAAAATTATTCCCTGCAATCTTTATCATTTCCTCCAACTCAAGCCTTGCGTACGCTGTAACCCATACACCCCATTGATACGGCAGGAATGATTTTTTGATATTTTTAATTACGTCTGTTTCCTGCTGAATGTATTCATCGCCGTCGAATATAATATCATCTTTTCCGGGGTCTGTGGCTGTCATGCCATATAAGCTATTCAGCAGATTCTTGCTTTTCATATATTCATATTCGCTCCCTTCAATTCCTTTAAGCGAAGTTTTGTTTGTATAGTAGCGTTTTATACAGTCCGTAAAAGGTTTTGGTAAATAGTCCTTCTCTGCCGTATATATATCTGTAAAATCAAATTCACCATCATATTCTTCGAGAATTATCTGCATATCTACTTCTGTTACTTCAATCGTCAGTGCATCCGCTTCGAGAACGCGCCCATTGTCTTCAAGTGGATTTATTAACATTTGACATTTACTTACAGGAATATAAGGACACCCCCACAACGGATTTCGCAAAGTCGCCCTAGTTATTGACATAGTGCAAAGAATTGCAAGCCCGGATGCAAATGCACGCCTAATAGTTGCTATTCCGTCAGGACATTTTTTAAATGGCTTCATTGGAAATTTCTGGTTCAGCATTACATCAGGATAACTTGACGAACGGTCGACGGATTCCACCCCAGAAAGCACCTTACCGACGAAATAGCGGTTAGCGTGCGTGTTCCCACCACGAAACGCCTTGCGCAGTTTTCTATATATTTCTTCCGTGGGTTTAAGCGCCCCCAGCGGTATTTGGCTTAACGCCTGTTTCGCATCCCTGCGAACGTAGCCCGTAGACGTGCGCGGAACTGAATACAGAGTGTCGCCGTCTTGCGAAATCTTCTTTTTGGCTGCTTCAAGTAATCCGATAACGTCATTTTGGCAATATTCAATCTCCGCTTCTGTTAGTTCAGTCCACGGATAGCGGATTTTAGAATAGTCAAATTCCGCTCCGGACTTCTTCATGTGCTGGACATTCATTTCCTTCAGAAATTTTGAAAGCGTTTTATTCGTCCAGATGTAGGAACAGCGATATTCAATGCAACCGCAAGTTGCAGACAATATTTTCCGAGCTTTAAGACACTTAACATCAGAAAAATCATAAAGTCCTGCGAGGAATTGGAATTCATATGAAAGATTGTGAACAAGACAAATTATTGTAATTCCACCCAGTCGCGATTTTAATGCTTCCTGTAATGCAGTCCATTCTTCCCACGTTCTCCCATATGTGATATAGTATTCTCCGGCTACATAAAGCCCGCATTGCCAGATGTACATTACAGCATTATCATCTTCAAGCCGGGTTGTTTCAATGTCAAACGCCATCAGCGCATCAGCGTATACGATTTTAGCCCTTGGGTTATCAGGCGATAACGCCGTTATTTTTGAGATTCCCTCATATACGCTGAGCATTCCTAAATCTTCCCTTCTCTTTTGGCTTTTTCAAACATTGCGCGAACCGTTGAACCGCTCACAAATTCCCCTGCTTTAAGCCGTTCTTTATATCGCGCCCTTGCTTTATCGGCTTGTCGCTCCCAATAGTCCCACCTTTTTAATAAGTCCTCCCAGTCCGATTTTGCAAATTTCCGCTTAACGCGGGTAGTTCCTTCCTGCGATACATCAACAATATCTTGCAAGATATAATAGTATTGCGCTTCTTTATTCGCATCGGCGTAAACCGCGAAAAATTTTCGGAATTGTAGAAAATCCTCATATATGAATGTTTCTTCTGTAAACCAACCACGCTGTAAGAGTGTTTCATATTCGCGTTTCCACTGGTTTTGTTGTGCCACAAATAACTGTTGTGGTGTTTTTGACCCGCTAACAACTTTCCACATGGCACGAATCTGCCGAACGCCTTCCTCAACTGTTCGTATCGTGGAGGGTTTATCCCAGTAATGTCTCTCATATTGTTTAATGCTTTCGTACTCTATCCCCTTCTTCCTTGCCGCCTTGAACCGCTTATCCATTAAATCAATAAGCGATTTCATCTCTTTTCTAACATCTTTTAGCGTCAAACCAGCTTTGGGAATTTTTGTACCTACATATACAGACGCGGGAAGCGGACGATTTTCAAGCGCTGTACTTTGCGCGAATCGTTTATTCCACCTTGCCATTTATAAGCCCCCTTCTCAACAATTCGTTGTAAACGGTTTTAATACAGAGGCGTGCGGCCTTTGACATATTGTCCATTCTGGTAATGCAGCAAATTTCTTTTAGTCGCTTCAAATCTTCTGGATACATGGATAGCGTCATTCTCTTATATCTACGTACTTTATTATTCATTGTTGCAACCCCCATGTTACAAGAATTACAAGCATGATTGCCGTTAGTAACATTTCGTTTTCACCTCCGGTTATTGTCTCCAAACGTAACGGGTTAAATTGTAATAGCGGGCAAGCGGTTCGATTTGTTCATAACCAATAATTATGCCGCGGTCGCACTGCACCTTGAACGGAAAAACCTTTACCTCCGAACCATCATAAAGGCTTGCGATTCCGTAAATTATTCTACCCCCCTCCACATAGTAACGGAAACCGCTGCGTGTGACGTGCCAACCTTCGCGGGTGATAATTGATTTATTCATGTGCAATTCCCTTTCTGGTTTGTGAGGTTTCCTTCCTCTTTACACGTATATAATAGCACATTCGGCGGATGATGTGAAGATACTGTTAGTTGAGTTTTGGAACAAATTTTTCTACTGACAGTTGAGTTGATACCTCGTTATATAACAGACGTTATGCATTGAATGTTGTTTATAAGTGTGGTTAGAGGTGACTAATAGGCAGATAGTTATAACTAACTCACAGACGTTGGGGAACCGACAATTATTTTTTTATTATAGGAAT